AAATACTACAAATCGTAAAAATACTACAAATCGTAAAAATACTACAAATCGTAAAAATACAAATACAAAATTATAATTTCATTTCTTTTTTAAGTGTATCCCATATTTTTTCTTCTTCGTACATAACTTTAATCCAGGGTTTATCTGTACTATCATAGTTCATAATAATTGGTTTTTTAACATTTTTGTATGCTATTTGTTTTTTTTTATATCTCCATTCTGTAGTAAGGTATTCTAGTCCAAGATGATATACTTTTTGTTTTCTATGACATACAAAATATTGAAATAATATATTTTCATCTGGACCATTCATATAGGATAACATTCTAATAAATCTATTTTTGTTAATATAGGAAAACAAATTTGTAAATGTATCTTTACTTGGAGATAATAATACCATACTAGCATTTACAGGTAATGGAAAATATTTATTTTTAGTCTTATACGAACATATATCTTGTAAAGTATTACTTGAAATTGTTTTAATAAACTCTTTTGTCATTTCTTTTCCTGTTGTAGCAGTGGATATTATTGTAGATAATTTTTTATTATCCATATAAGATTTATGATGACAAGTCCATGCCGGTGTTTTTACAGAAAAAATGTTTGTATAATCATCCATAGCAAGTGTATCAATATCACAAAAAAGAATTTTTTCATATTGGTCAAAACAAAGAGACATCCATTTTGTAGTGGCAAATTGTATCCACGAACCATAACGTTCCTTCATTTTTTTTGTTTCTACTGGAAAATTAGAATTATATGCTAATAATGGAACAGGAAAAACATTATCAAAATATTTTTGTAATTTCTTTTTTTGTTCTTCTGTTACATTTTCATCTACCATAATATTATTATCTATAGTGTTATTTGTATATTTTTTGTAACTATATCCAGAAATACAAGCGCCTATAAAATATTTATCAACTTGTTTCATTAATAAATGAAATGTCGCATATTTTGCGTGTTTCATGTATATTTTATAATATAATAGTATTAAATATATTATATTATAAAGATTATTGTATTAAATATATTATAAAGATGATTGTATTATTTCTTGTAGGATAAACAGTGTTTATATGGTTGTAATACAGTATCTATATAAGTAAAATCTACTTTGGTATTACTTAATATAAAAACATGACAATGTGTAGCAGGTATATATTTATCTGTTAAATAATGATAAAATGGAAAGTTTTTTTTACAATATAGTCGATGGTATACAAGATATTTAGAAGAAAAAATAGTATCATATATATTGTATATATCAAAGTGTTTTAATTCTTTCTTATCACAATGTTTTTCAATATCTTTAGCAAACATATTATTCCAAGCAGGTAGCACATTAAATATAGTAACTTCTTTTGTTGTATCTAACGTTTGTAGTAATTTTTCATAGGTTAATTTAATTAAATATATTTCGTATGGGGGATTACAAACATAAAAACCTTTTTCTAGTTCTATATTCATAAAGTTTCCTCTACATCCAAAGTCTTTTTCCAAATCATAAAATAATCCAGCATAATTTGGCATATATTTATTAAAAGCAGAACCAAATAATTCTAAGGAAACATTATACTTTTTATGCAAAACTTCGTATATGTTATATGGAACAGCAAGTTGCATGGTATTATAATTATAAATTGCTTTGTATCGAATAAGTAAGCAAAATAAAATAGTATCAAAATCTTTATCTGGATTTGTAAATTGTTTTTTTGTTTTATTGTACAACTTTGTAGGAACAATGTGTCTTATATTGTCTAGTGTAAGAATAACTTCCCTTTTTTTCTTATTTTCTTCTTTCTGTATTGTAATTTTTGTAGTAGGAAACGATATATTTTTCATTATACTAAGTGCTTTTGTACATTCTTTTTTTAGTCTTGTATCGATTTCTTGTAATTCCTTTTTACTAACTTTTTTTTCTAAAAACATAAAAATATTTTCTAGAACATCTTCTCCTACACTCGAAATTAAAACAGGATCTTCTGTATTTTTATTATGAATATACACTAAAAATAATAAAATTTGTTTTTGAATTTCTATTTGTTTTTTTTCAATTCTTGTATAGTCTTTTAAAATTTGAATATAGGTGTGTAAAAAAGAATGTAATATTTTTGTTCTTTCTATTTCTATATAGGGATTTTCTACATATATTTTATAAGATGGTATAGTAAATGTATAGGAACTATAATCATCTTTGTAAGACATTGTATATCTAGTATATATGTAGTAAATATTTATTATATAGTTAATATTCTATTTTTATAAACTAAAAATATTACATACTATATACTATATACTACATAATACATATTAAATAGTATATTTCGATAATTTTGTATGAAAAATTTTTCTATCTGTATAAAAACTAAGTTCTTTTGTAATCATTTGCGCTAAAGAACATACATCTTTTTTAGTACATTTTTTTTTATGAAATAAAACATATTGTTCTAAAATAGAAATCTCGCTCATACAATCATAACAATGACCATAACATATATAATTATGTGGATAATATCGAAACCTTGTTTCTGTATTAAAATAAAATAGTCTTTCTTCATAACTTGTATTGTCATACACTTTCATTTTTCCATTTGGCACAAGTCTTGTTTCCGCAGAATGCTTTCCTTGCCACACTTGATAATATATATCGCCATCCAAATAGGTTGTTTTACCTGGTAACCAAGGTAATCGAAATTTTAATAAAGCACTTTTTGGTTTCATATCTTGATAAAATTTCATTTGCATTTTCATATCCCCTTGAACGATAGAATTTTGTTTACCAATATTTTCTTTATTTTTGGCATTACCAATATCCAAGTCTCGCATATCAGAAATCATAAATACATTTTTACCTTTATATTGTATAGAATCTTTGTCTGTAAAATATCTTTGAAATATTTGTACATTTGGCAATTCGTATAACTTATGATAAAAAGTATGAATATCATACAAATGAAAGGTAAATTCAGGAAACATTTGGGCTAATGTATATGTATGAAGACTTTTATCATGTCCTGTAGAAGCACCAATATATACACATATTTTTTTACGATTATCTAGTTTATGATATTCTTGTAAAAAAAATTCTATTTCTGTAAGTAATAATTTTCTTTGACCATTGTGAATAGTATCTTTTGTAGATTTTTCTGTATAATACTTTTTTCTTCTGCTTCTAGGATTTAATTTTCTAGAAAAAGAAGATGCTTTTTGTATTGTACCATAATTTTGATAAATATGTGGTGATTTTTGAATATCCATAGTACTATAACAAGTATAAACAATTATTATATAATATATAATTATTATATAATAATGATATCTGGGATAAGAAATACAGGAAATTCTTGTTTTATGAATAGTGCTTTGCAACTTATTAATCCTATATTTCAAGAGTATTTTCTTTCAAAATCTTTTCTAGAAAACTTTTCCAATCAAACACAATTACAATTTTTAGAGTTATATAGAAATTTTATAGAAAATATACAAAAGAATAATATTCATCAAGTTCATAGATATCTTATACCTATACGAAAATACCTCTCTACAACAGATGAATGTAAAAGATTTATTAACAGACAACCTGCTGATTCGTATGAATTTTTTATACAGTTTGTAGATTTGTTATCAACCTATCTTACATATGAAGTGGATGTAAATATAAAAACCAATATTCCTGAAAATATGTTAGATGAAAAAGACAAACAAAGACTACGATTATATCAAAAAATACAAAAAAATCAAAGAAAAATGTCTATTGTAGATGAGAAATTACAAGGATATACAAGAACGACTATAAGCTGTGGATTTGAAGATTGTCATAATTTTTCAGAAATCTTCGAATCATTTTATACATTATCTTTACCTATTTCTTCCTCTACTACATTATATGAATCTCTAGAAGAATTTGTAAAACCAACAAAACTAGATGAAAAGAATATGTGGTATTGTGATAGATGTAAAAGAAAATCACAAGCAATTAAGAAAACATCGATATGGAATACATGCGAATATGTAGTAATATGTTATAAACGATACCAATATACCCCTAGAGGATTTGTAAAGAATCAAAAAAATATACAAACACCTTTTTCACTAAATATGGAAAAATATACAGAAGACAATAGTCAAAATAATTATCAAGTCATAGGAATGAATATTCATAAAGGACATTTTCATAATGGTCATTATATATCAATTAGAAAAGTAGGTAATCAATGGATTGTTTGTAATGACTCTCAAACACATACTATATCACAAAATAAAATTCCTATTCACTCATCATATTATGTATTGTATAAAAGAATATAGAATATATATTTTTAGATATAATAGAAAAATATTATGTAGTAAATATATATATACTTATGGATAGTTCAATTATAAATCCGGCTAATATAAATCCTGTCTCTCAGACAAAAAAATCAGGTTCTAGTACTCTATTTACTTTTGTTACTATATTACTATTAGGTTTCCTAATATTACTATTACTATTCTTGGTCCAATATGTGCGAACATCTTGTCCGGATTCTCCTGGTAAGAAGACATTTGTAGACTATATACTAGGTCTCGACCCAACAACAACACCTTGTAGACCGCCACTTCCTGTTAAAGAATTTAAAGAAAGAGTGAAAAAAAAAGAAGAAGAAGTGTTTCATATAAGTGATCAAGTGTACACATACCCTGAGGCACAAGAAAAATGTAAAGCATATGGGGCTAAGTTGGCAACCCATCAACAATTAATTGATTCTTATAATAATGGAGCAGAATGGACAAACTATGGTTGGTCTGATGGACAAAGGGCATTTTATCCTATACAACCATGTTCTTTTGTAGAACTTCGTAGAAAAGGAGTTATGATAGGACCACCTGGTGTGAATGGTGGAAAATTTCAAGAACAATTACGTTTTGGAGCAAATTGTTATGGTGTAAAACCAACTGGCCATGTTTCCATACCTAAAGATCCCTTATGTAAAAGAGATGGTGAAACAGAAATATGTAGAAATAATCCGGAAGCTTGTAAAGTGTCTGATAGTGATAAAATAGATCCATTTATTCGAGGAACACAATGGTCTAAATGGGGGGATTCTTAATATAAATATTATATTTATATGTATAATATTATGTGTGGAGTTACTGGGTGTATCCTTAGAAATACAGAAAAAAGTGTTTTTGATACATTATATTCTTCCTTGGAAGTTTTACAAAATAGAGGGTATGATTCATGTGGTATGATTAATGGTGAATGTACAACCTTGTTACGAAGTTCCTCGAGCGATGGTAAATGCTTACAAGACTTATTGTATAATAGAACATCATTCTCTTCCACTACACAATGTGGAATAGGACATACAAGATGGGCTACAAATGGAAAAAAAACAATTAAAAATGCCCATCCGCACATAAGTTTTGATAAAAAACTAGCAATTGTTCATAATGGAATAATAGACAATGCTGAAGAGATAAAGAAAAAGTTATTTTGTAGATTTTCTTCAGAAACAGACTCTGAAGTTATTGTAAATTGGGTAGCGACAAATATAACATATCCTGTATCAAAAAGTTCAATAGAAAATTTACTACGACTAGCACATAATCTTTTTATAGGAAACTGGGCAATAGCATTGGTTCATAGTAATATACCAAATACTATTTTTATTACAAGAAATCATAATCCAATACTTATTGGTATTTCAAACGAAATGATAATGATTACTTCCGAGTCTTCTGGATTTTCTACAGATATTACAGAATATACTATTTTACAAAATAAACAAGTTCTTTCTTTAGATATAAATACAACAAAAGAGAAAATAGAAAAAAAAAATACAACAAAATGGTTTCCTATTCTTGAAAAAAAAAGTAACACAAATATCCCTTTTCCTAAATATATGATTAAAGAAATTTATGAACAATCATCTTGTATATATAATCCATGTAATTGGGGAAAAACTACAAAATTACAAACAATCTATGATTTTCAAAAAATACATATACAAGATGATATATCAAAATATGATGTTATTTGTATAGGATGTGGGACAAGTTATCATAGCGGGTTAGCATCAATACCCTTTTTTACAAAAACAAGAAGTATACGAAGCATTATAGCATCCGAGTTTACAGAACACGATATTCCAAAAAACAAAAATATACTTTGTATTTTCTTATCACAATCGGGAGAAACATTAGATACATATAATTCCCTTTTACAAGTAAAAAGATATTCTTATATACAAACAATTGCTATAACAAATGTAGAAAATTCTTTATTAGCAAGAGAATGTGATTATGTACTATATACGAATGTTGGAAAAGAGATAGGTGTTGCTTCCACAAAATCGTATGTATCACAAATTATAGTATTGCACCTATTTTCACTATATATATCAAACATTACAGATATCCCTAATGAATATAATAAAATCTCACTACAGATTGAAGAAATTTGTAAAAAGTATTCTCCGTATATAGAAGTAGATAATATGTACAAGTTTATTTGTCCCAAAGAGATATATAAAATTGTAATGGCATTACATACTAGTAACCATGGATTTATCTTGTCATCAGGAAATATATTATCTGTTTCTAGAGAGGGTTCATTAAAATTAAAAGAAATTGGTAGAATTTTTATTCAAGGGTATCCTACATCTAGTTTGAAACATGGTCCTTTTGCGTTAGTGGAAAAAGGAATACCTGTTATTATTTCTTTACATAAAGGAAACAAAGATATATTTAATAAAACCCAATCCGCAATTAATGAATTATATGGTAGAGAAGCAACTATATTTGTTATTACCGATATAGAGAATTATACAAATACTAAAGTAGAAGAAGTATTATATATTCCATATAATTCTATATTGTATAACATATTACATATTATACCATACCAAATTATTAGTTTTTTTTTAGCAGAAATGCGAGGACTAGATTGTGATAAGCCAAGAAATCTAGCAAAATGTGTTACAACCCATTAATATATATATACTAAATATACTAAATATATATACTAAATATACTAAATATATATACTAAATATACTAAATATATATACTAAATATATATATACTAAATATACTATTATATGTTTTACTAGGTGTACATAGATAAAACACAGTCTGATATTGGTCTAACCATATCCTGTAATATAGTTTCTATTACTTTTTTTGTAATATTGTATTTATTGTTTTTTTTTTTGATTATTAAAGAATTATAAGAAATTTGTAAATTCTGTGGAAGATTATACAAATTTAATCGTAAAAACAATGTTTCAATAACTCTTTTTATATTCCTAACACCTGATTCACCTCTAGGTGTATATCTTTCAATTAAGAAAGAAATAATAGAATCTGTAATATGATAATTCTGTATCTGTAATCCTATATTATCACACGCTTTTTCCATTAAGAAATCTTTTACAATTACCATTTTTTCTTTTTTGCCAAATGAAGTAAATTCAATTTCTGTTAATCTATCTCGTAAAATAGGGTTTAATTTATGAGGGTCATTATAAGAAAAAATAAACATAGCTTTAGACAAGTCTAAATCTATTCCGGAAAAATATTTATCTGCAAAAGAATCATTTTGTGTAGTATCTGTAAGATGCATAAGCATACCTGCTATTTCTTCTCCTGCTTTGGTATTACTAATTTTATCTAATTCATCAAAAAAGATAACAGGGTTCATACATTGTGTAGAAATAAGAATATCTGCTATCTTACCCCATCTTGAACCTTCGTATGTATAATCGTGTCCTCTAAAACTACCGGCGTCCGACTCTCCTCCTAAGCTAATCATATAAAATGGTCTTCCTAGTGCTTTTGCAATTCCCTCTTTTGCCAAAGTTGTTTTACCGGTTCCTTTTTCACCAATAAAAGCTAATGGTTCGTTGGTTGCATTTGGATTAGTAATCCATTTTCCTACAAATTCTAGTATCTTCTCTTTCGCTTGCCTTTGTCCATAAATACAATTATCCATTGTTTCTTCAATATTAGATAAATAGGAAGTAATATCTGTATCACTACTAGATAGTGTAACAGGTACTTCATAATATGAACCAAATGGTATTTTTAGAACACCATCTATCCATCTAGTTAGTTTGGAATACTCGGAACTATGTGAGTTCATACTTCTAATTCTATCCATATTCTCTAGTACTTTTGACTTAGATGCCAAAGACATTTCCGATAATAAAATTTTATGCCTTGGTGGAATTTTCTGTTTTCGCAATTCTATTAACTGTTTTTCTGTTTCTTCTATTTTCTTTTTTTGTTCTTCCGTAAATATATCAACTGGTTTTGCTTGAATAGGGGCATTTTCTGCTAAAGGTTTTCCTATAATAAGTATTTTACCAATATTACTATTTTCTACAGAGTTCTGACTGGGTGGTAATGGAGGCAATGGGTTATTTTCTAAAAAATCTTGGTACTCTTTCAGCAAGTTTTCTATAGTTAATATCTTCTCTTCTGTATCATCATACGAAACAGTATCTGTTTCACTTTCTGAATTACAATTTTTATAAGAAACATCTGTTTTTCTCCTTTTAGTATGAATAATATTATTTGTATCAATCCCATTCGTAATAGAACTAGTGTCGCTATCAGTATCGGTATATTCAGTAGAATCGCTATCATACTCGGAACCTTCTGAATAAGAACGTTTCCTTTTTCTTGTAATACTCATTATTACATTTTTCGAATCTTTTGTAGTATCTTTTTGTGTATCTTTTTGTGTATCTTTTTGTGTATCTTTTTGTGTATCTTTTGTAGTATCTTTTTGTGTATCTTTTTGTGTATCTTTTGTAGTATCTTTTTGTGTATCTTTTTGTGTATCTTTTTGTGTATCTTTTGTAGTATCTTTTTGTGTATCTTTTTGTGTATCAGTATTATCAGTATTATTCATATTATATATATACGATTTATGTAAAAATAATGATGAAATACTACTCATATATAATAATACAATTTCTAGTATTTAAGTAAATATACGAATATACTAAAATAAATTGATTTATTTATATAGTATTTTGCTTGAATATAATAAAAATTGTACTCGTGTTGACTATAATAATTGTATTGTTTAAATACATAAAGAAGGAAACAACTAGTCAGTAATAACTATGAATGAACTTTCAAGAGAGATACATAATTTGCAATATCACAAGGAAATTTCTTTTCTTCAGTTTGGAACATTACATCCAGATGAGTTAAAAAGGATGTCTGTATGTGAAATAACAAAGGCGGAGACTTTTGATGGTTCAAAACCAGTTATTAATGGTTTATTTGATCCAAGAATGGGTGTTATTGAAAGAGGCCCTGTATGTGCGACTTGTGAAAATACACATGTTCTATGTCCTGGACACTTTGGTCATATTGAACTGGTAAAACCTGTATTCTATATGCATTTTAAAGATAATATAAAACAATTATTGAACTGTGTATGTTTTCGTTGTTCTCGTTTATTGGTAGAAAGGAATAATCCTAAATTACTAGAAGAAATTAAGAACAAAACAAGAGAACATAGATTTAAAGCTATTTATAAGTATTGTACAAAGACACAAAAAACAGAAAATTGTTGTTATAATGAAGGATGTAGAATTATACAACCACATAAATATACAGCATTAACATCTGATAAATTACGTGGTATGGATAAGAAAATAAATGGTGTAGAAAGAGATACTGTATTTGCTATTATTGCTGAATTTAAAGAGGAAGCTATGAAAGATTCAAGTATTCCTACAAAATATAGAATTCGTGCTGAACAATGTTATGAAATATTTCGTAAAATTACAGACGAGGACTGGGAATTTTTAGGATTTAATGCTAAATATGGAAGACCAGAATGTATGATATGTACTCATGTCTGTGTCCCACCACCATGTGTTAGACCATCTGTTCAAAGAAGTAGTAATCAACGTTCTGAAGATGATTTAACATATGTATTAATAATGATTATAAAAGCAAATAACCAATTGCGAAAGAAAATAACACAAAATGAAGATATTCGTAAAATACATTCGGCGTACGAATGTTTACAATATAATGTAACATCTCTTATTTCTAATAATATACCAGGGTTTCCCCAAAATCTACAAAGGTCTGGAAAAGTTATCAAAGATATTATTGACAGGTTGCGTGGAAAACAGGGAAGAATCCGGGGAAATATTCAAGGAAAACGTGTTAATTTTTCAGGAAGAACTGTTGTTTCTGTTGACCCAAATATTAGCATAGACGAGTTTGGTATGCCTAAAAAAATAGCAATGATCCTAACATTTCCTGAAATTGTAACAGAAGAAAATATGGAAGAAATGAAACAAATTGTTTCTAATGGACCTTTTATTCATCCTGGTGCAAAAAAAATAGAAAGAAATGAGAATGATTGTTTTGGTAATCCATCTCCATGTATAATTAATCTAAAACATATTGATACAAATTCATTTCAATTACAAATTGGTGATATTGTTCATCGTCATATAAAAAATGGGGATACTTGTCTATTTAATAGGCAACCATCTCTTCATAGGATGAATATGATGGGTCATAAGGCAATCATTGTAGACAGTAATACATTTAAGTTAAATGTGTTCTGCTGTAAGCCATACAATGCTGATTTTGACGGAGATGAAATGAACGTGTTTCCGCCTCAATCTATACAAACAAAATATGAACTAGAAAATCTAATTGGTGTTAAGAGACAAATTATCAGTCCTGCTACCAGTGTTCCTATTATTAATGTTGTACAAGACTCTATGATTGGTTCTTTTTTATTATCAAAGCATATGAAATCTTGTACAAATACAAATGTATTTCACTATTTATCAAAAATAAATCCCTTAAAAAAAGATTTTGATATTTATGAAATGGTACAGAAAAAAGAATGGACTGGATTAGAATTATTTAGCACAATATTTCCAGAAATAAGTTTTAATAACATTATAACAAATACAGATACAAATACTATAGAAAAAGGTATTCGTCTAGAAAATGGAAAAATATTACAAGGTATTATGGAAAAAAGTACACTTGGAGGTGGTGGTAAAAGTATTGTTCAGTCAATTATTCAAGAATACGGACCACTTGTATGTAGGGATTTCCTAGACAATCTCCAAAGACTTGTTATTTCATGGGTAGAGGATCATGGTTTTAGTATTGGATTTGGGGATGCTATTTCCAAGAAAAATATATCATCTAATATCCAAGAAATTATACAAAAACATATACTGGAATCTGAAAAATTAATAGAGTCTGCACATCTTGGACTATATGAACCGTTCTTACGAAATTCTATTAGAATAGAAAATCTAGAAAGTGATATTATAAATATTGGAAATACAATTACTAAAAAGGTAGAGGAACTTATTTTCAACAATGCTGACTCTGAAAACAATTTTATAAAAAGTGTTGTTTCTGGAACAAAAGGAAAAGAAGAGAACTTAAATCAAATTATGGGTGTTGTGGGACAACGTGATATCCATGGAAAGCGAATTCGTTTTGGATTTAATGGAAGAACCTTGCCTCACTATACAAAATTTGATAATGGTTTAATTAGTAAAGGATATGTAATAAATTCTTATATGAATGGACTTACACCATCTGAATTCTTTTTTACAGCAATGAGTTCTAGAATCCAAGCTGTTGATACAAAAATAAAGACCGCGGAAACTGGATATATTCAGAGAAGACTTATTAAAGCAATGGAAGATTTACAGGTAGCATACGATGGGTCTGTTCGCGATGCTTCTAATAACATTGTCCAGTTTGTATATGGAAGAGACCAACTTGACCCTATACAATTAGAACATGTTCCTTTTACTATCCAATCTCTTACTAACATACAGTTAGATAAAGAGTACAAATGGGATTTAAGTTCCACATACAAACTTGCTTTTACAACACAAAAGTTTGTAAAGTTAGAAAAAGAAAAAGAGGAGATTGAAAAAGTGTTAGAAGAAGAATATACTCAGATTGTTAAAGATCGTGAAGATGTTCGTCATACTTATTCCAAGTATAAAGAAACAAAAAAAATTATATCTCCTGTAAATATTATTTCGACAATATATAATATTCGTAACAAGTTTTCTATACAAGATAATAATACAAGTGATTGTGATCCTAGATTTGTTATACAAAAAATAAGAGAGCTAATAGAATATATTAATTCTTTTACATATAATGTAGAATATTCACCACTATTAAAAATATACTTACGAACATGTTTATCTACAAAACAATGTATTATAAAGTACAGACTGCCTACAGTTATAGTGGAACATGTATTCTCTGTTATTAAGACAAAAATTACAAATGCTATTATAAATCCAGGAGAAATGGTAGGTATTATTGCTTCGCAAAGTTTAGGGGAACCTATTACACAATTAAACTTGGGCGCTTATCACTTCAGTGGAGGGACAAGTAAAGAGTCTGTTGTTACTAATAAAGGTATCCCTAGAATTGAGGAAATTACAAGATTATCCAAAAATACAAAGACACAATCTATGACTATTTATCTAAAACCTGAATTTAGAAATAATAAAGAAATTGCCACAGAATTAAAGAATCAACTAGAATATACACGTATTGGAGATATTGTATCTTTTTCTGAAATTCTATTCTTACCAGACAAGTTTGATGGAAAGACTCAAGAAGAGAAAGAAGAGGCTCGTGTATTTTACGAAATATCTCAGTTGACTAATACAAAATGTGCTGATATTAATGATTTATCTAATTGGGTTTTGCGTATTGAGTTTGATAGAGAACTAATGTTGAAGAAAAACATTACCACTATGGATATTTATGAAAAAGTAATACAAACTTGTAATGTAGACACAGATATTCAATGTGTTATTAGTAACATGAATAGTGAATATTTAAGCCTACGGATCAGGGTTACACAAGTATTATCAGAAAGCGAATCATACGATATTTTCTTTCAAAATATTGGCGACGAGATAATGTCAATTCGTATTCGCGGGATTGAGAATATTGAAAAAGTACTTATACAAAAAAATACCAATATGCAAAATAACTATTTACAAGATAATGTATACCATAATGATGGAACACATGCACGTGAAGAAGAATGGATGCTACAAACACGTGGGTCTAATCTTCGGGGTGTATTATCAAATCCATTTGTTGACACTGAAAAGACGACTACAAATAATATTATAGAATTATATGATATTTATGGAATTGAAGGTATTAGAAGTGCAATTATTAGAGAACTGCAAAAAGTGATTAGTGGTTCTGGTACAGATGTGAATATAAGACATTACTTATTACTTGCGGACTTCATGACATATTGTGGAACACCTTTATCTATATGGAGAAATGGTTTTATTAAATCACCTTATATAAGCACTGTTAGTAAATCCACTTTTGAAGAAATGGACAAGATACTAATTAGAGCTGGTCTTTTTTCTCATAAAGATATGATAAAAGGTGTATCATCAAGTATTATGGTTGGTCAAGCAATAAAAGCAGGAACAAATTCATTTGAGTTACTAATTGATAAAGATATGTTATTAGATAAAGAGAAACCTGTATCGTATAAAAATGTAAATTCTGTATCGTTTGATGAATATATGAATAATATTCAAAAAAACACAGAAAATACAAGCACCCATATTGAAAATAAAGACCTTGTATTTGGATATTCCAATGAAGATCAATATCCATTATCTTCTATTGATATTAGTAAAATAGAAGTTTCCATACTTACAACAAGTAAGAAATAGAATATATAATTTTATATATTATAATTTGTATATATAATAGTTTTTTTTTTAAAAATCATCATCAATAATAACACTATTGTCACTTTCACTTTTACCAACTCCTGCTTTTACATACTCGGATGGTTTTACTTCAAAGAAGTTTGCCTTTCCTCGTAGTGATATAAGTTCCATAAATGGAAATGGGTTTCCGGTATTCCATATTTTCTCATATCCTAATTGTACTAATAACCTATCTGCTACAAATTCAATATATTCTTTCATTAATACACCATTCATACCGATTAAGTTACAAGGAATAGATTCTGTAATAAATTCCTTTTCAATCATAACTGCTTCTCTTATAATACCTTCCACTTTCTCCTTAGTTGGTTTCACCCTTAACATAGAATGCATTAAGCACGCAAAATCTGTATGTTGACCCTCGTCTCTACTAATCAATTCATTAGAAAATGTTAAACCGGGCATTAACCCCCTTTGTTTTAACCAATAAATAGAGCAAAAAGAAGCGGAAAAAAATACACCTTCAATAATAGCAAATGCTACAACTCTTGTTCCAAAGTCCTCTTTACTACTAATCCATCGTAAAGCCCAATCTGCTTTTCTTTTAATACAAGGTATTTCCTCTATAGCATTAAATAATTGCTTTTTTCTTTGAACATCTTTTACATACGTATCTATCAATAGAGAATACGTCTCGCTATGAATGGCTTCATTAAACATCTGGTATGAGTAAAATTGTCGTGCCTCTGGGATTTGGACATCTCTCATAAAAGATTGCGCTAAGTTTTCCATAACAATCCCGTCAGAACCAGCAAAAAAAGCAAGTATATTCTCAATAAAATATCGCTCATCATCGTTCAACGATAACCAATGAGACCTGTCTTTTGTAAAATCAATCTCTTCTGGTGTCCAGAAACACGAAACAGCACGTTTATAATGTTTCCATACCTCATTATATTTAATTGGAAATAACACATATCTGTTTGGATTTTCTTTCAATATTTCTTCTTCATATGG